ATTACACATGTGGATTGAACAAATACAATATAATTAAGCATATTCAGACATTCAACTATTATTTTTGATTGCCTGATATGCTCGTCATTTATTTGGTTACACAAATTTGATTGAGTTTTATAAATTTTATTTATAAAACTATCTAACCATGTTGGCTTTCTATCATGTTCATAATGGCATGGCATTTTACACTCCTTTTTTTTAATATCTTTTTGGTTTCTTTTTTTTGTTTTTATGCATTTTTAAACTCTCCCTTTCACAGAATTACGTAATTTATCTATATATGTTATATACCACACCCTAAAACGAGCATATGTTCCTAGTAAATTTGCCCTGTCTTCATTGTCTAGTGCGGAAGTCAATTTATATAAATATCTCTCAATTTGGTCTTGTTCACAATGAAGGTTATCAAAATCTATTTTACTTAGTGTATTAGCATACAAAACCAAAAGATCAATTCTTTCATCACTAATATTTACAATTTGGTTATTTGGATAATCTTTTTTAATTGATTTAATAAGTAAAAGCATATCTCTGCATTTCTTATTAGTGATATCTAAATCGGTTATCCGATAACCCCTTTGACCTTCGTTTATCTCAAGTGTAGGTTTGATTTTGTCTTCTGTGTAAATCCTAATAATTCGATTTATCTTTATTTGTGTATTAGTGTTTAGCCATTCCAAATAAATATTTAACAACGAATCCATGATGATATCCTGAATGTGTTTTTGTTGCATGTCTTTTAGCTGTCTTTTTTCGTCATTTATGAATAAATAAAAATGTTTTTTGCTCACAGGAATTGTGCGATAAGCAGTGCCCATTTTTAAGCCAACGTCGTCATCATATTGTGCAGTTGTGCATTCATACTCAAATTCAATTTTAAAAATATCATCTAACGTTACATTTTCCGATTTTAATATATCTTTAATCTTTTGTTTTTGGCTCATTTTTAAACTTTACCTTTCACATAGTCATCTAGTGTAAGCCCATCATTAATCATCGCCCATTTAGCACTTGGGTTCTTAACTTCAACATTTTTTAAATGCCTAACCGCATATTGAACGGCATCGCATGAATGGTCGTTCTTTTTAACTACTTTGAATTGATCATCGTTAGCGTGTAGCTTGTCCACGTACATGTAGTTTTTGTGCTGATCAATGACGTATGGAATATTATTAAAAAACAATAACTTGTTCTGAAACAATAATTGATTGACCAATAAGATATTCCCTGACTTTTCTTTGACTGCCTCGATGAGATTTAGGCCATGTGATTGCAAGTCTCGCCACCATGAGCCATAGTCACGATCTTGTACTTTCATGCTGTAATCGGCAATAATTGGCTGTGGTCCGTATCGGTTACACGCTTGCACAATTTCGTTGACTGTGGGATGTGGTTTGTGCCATTCATCATATATGTATACACGCCCTGACTCATCCTTTGCCATAAACACAATGCTAGTATCAACACGTGTTCCATGATCAAGCCCAATACACTTATACCAATAATCGTGTATCTGTTGCCTAGGTATAATGTGATGACTCATTAATTGGTCATATACCGCATTCTGTGTTGAATCCCAATTACCCTCAAGAAACTGCTGAATGTAACTTGGTGGAAAGTTCTCTTCCATATTTCTAATGTAGTCTTTGGGTAAGTTTTGCCTATTGCTGTATGTTGTCGCCCGAATATATAAACAATCTTCTGGTGGGGCATTGTCATGATAACGTTTCTTGCACCATCCATACCGAGGGTTTCCTTCAGTAAATATCAACTTAACCGGTAAAGCCGTGCCTCTCATACGACCTAACGCACCTAAAAAGTGTTCTTCTTTCAATTCTTCGGCCTGACACATAATAACGGCATCATAACTACTAGACAGAATCTTCCTTGGGTCATCAAACGATCTAAAAATGATTTTGCTATTATTCGAAAAATGAAACTCATGATCTGCTTTCATGTGGGTATACCCATATTCATCTGGGGGGAACGCTTCAAGAAATTGCACTATGCATGTATCCTTAAGCTGCCTATAGCTGTATCTGGTCATTAATAACTGTACGCCCTCATGATAATGGCATAAATAATAAGCCAATAATATGCTAACCCAACTTTTACCTGATCCATAACCACCCCAGAAAGCGATCTCTCTTGGGCAATCTTTCTTCATTGTCATATTTTCATTGAAAACAGTATTGAATATGACTGATTGGTTATAGTTGAGTGTTGCTATCATTTTACTTGTTCATAAAAATCTTGAATTGTCAGTGTTTTGCGTTTCCACCGAATATCGTCTACAAGAACAACAAATTTGTTTTTACATGTGGCAAGGTTGCCATAAGTTCCAATTAAAACGTATTCGTTACCGTCATTTAGCTTGTAACGTTTGTTAACCTTTAATTTAAATTCCATTGATATCGTTGTATTCCTTTTGATTGATTAAAACGTCACGCAATGTATTGTTCTTTTCCTCTTTTTTTAAAGCTTTGATGGGGTCTTTGTTTTGCTTCACCATGTACATTACACGAAAAGCAAACAGAAGATTGATTCCAACGGCCAACGTATAAATCGATAGCGTAATCAATAAATCAATACTTGACCATAGATCATCTAAAATTATATCAACCATTTAACTTGTCCAATTCCTCTGTAACGTTCTGCTTTTCTTGTTCCAATAGATCAATCATCATTCGCTTTCTCGTTGTCTCTAGCCCCGCAATAGCAACAGCAAAACGCTCTTTTTCATCTTGTAGTAATGCACTGTCTAATTGTGACTTATCCCTAATGGCCCGATCTCTTAATTCACTAACAATATTAATATGCCTCTGTGTTGTTTTTATCATTTTTATTCCTCGCTTTCTTTTTTATCTTCAATTAATTTTTGTTCATCATCTTTTAATAAATTTAATGTTATTTCATGTTTAGGTGTTTCGATCTTGGCCTTAATGCTTGTATCATAGATAGCCTCTTTCTCTTCTTTGTCCGCCCATAGTTTGTAAAGAAAAATACGTTCAGCAGGTGAACCATGAGTAATTGACCCCATCATACGTATTAATCTTTCTTTCCCCTCAACCTTTTTTTTATTTAATTCTCTTTTAATACTGTTAAATTCGTCAGATTCTACTGGAAAATGATCATAAAATGTTGGTTTAGAACATGGCATTAGTGCAATAACCCCTTCAATCGTTCGAACTTCACGTTCTTTAATAATCTTTAATGCCATTTTGTAAAGTTCTTCGGTGTTATACGCCATTACTTTCCCCAGATTTATTGTTTAACTTTTTAATTTTCCCCCAGTGCTTTTGAAATTCTTTTAGATCATGTTTTAGATCAAATATAAACTGAAACTCTTCTGTAAAGTCATCAGGAACCACCAATTTATTTATTTTGCTTTGCATTGTATCTACGTATTTCTCAAGATTACTAAATGTATCAGCATTAATCGCATCAACATTAATATTTTTAAACTTATCTAGTTTTTGAATTTGCCTTTCTATTGCAAACTCTCTCTCTTCAAGATCACGCACAAAAAGTCTTTGCATAAAACGAATAGGGGAACAAACTAACTTAGATAGTTTTGTTTTGTAAGATTGAGTATCAATTACTACGCAATCCCTGCAATTATAGCAATCATCATTAAACCGCATTAATCCCTAACCTTTATATCATTCATATCAGCACCCTGATTCACTTCTTCACGCGTCAATAATTGCTTATTTAAATTATGTAATAACGTATTATATCTTTCCTCAAGTAAGCATAGTCCATCTTTCATGGCATCTAATTGTTGAATCATTGGCAAAGAATTAAACTCATCATTAAATTCAATCGTAGTCTCATCGGTATCGTAATCATAATTAATTTTGATTTTGTTCATAACTTACCCTCGTTTTTAAAAACATCCCTAGCCATTAAAAACAAACCCCCATAAAATATCATATTATTGATATCCCCATCTACACCACTTAAAACAAACCCTAAAAAAAGCATTGTAGATACGACAGCTTCTGTTATTATTTTTGTTTTACTCATGACTTAACCATCACCTTTAACCCTTTGGCCGTTAGTTCAT